GCTATTTTTGCTATATCAATATCTCCTGTACCAATAGCTATTTTTGCTATATCAATATCTCCTGTACCAATAGCTATTTTTGCTATATCAATATCTCCTGTACCAATAGCTATTTTTGCTACATCAATATCTCCTGTACCAATAGCTATTTTTGCTATATCAATAGCTCCACTTGCATTTATTTCGGCATTTGTTATACTACCTGCTACAATTGATGCTTGTGTAATAGAGTTTGCTGCAATATGGTCTCCATTTACAGAGTCGTTTTGAATAACAAGACTATTTACAGAGTTAATTGCTATTTGATTATTATTAATAGAGTTTGCTGCAATAACAACTGCATTTACTGAATTTGCTTTTAATTGATTTGACTCAATAGCATTTGCAGCTATAACAACTGCATTTACTGAATTTGCGCTTAATTCTGAATTGGTTATTGCATTTGCTTGAATTATAGCTGCTGTTACTGAATTTGATTTTAGCTGTGCATTTTCTATAGCGTTAGCTGCTATACTATCTACAGTTATAGCATTTCCAGCTATAAGAGCATTTGTTATAGCATTAGAAAGCACTTTTACTGTTGTTATAGCATTGCCTGCTACTTGATCTGTGTCTACTGCTCCATTTTGAATTATTATTCCATTTACAGAGTTAATTGCAATTTCGCTACTTCCTACTGAATTTCCTAATAATATAGTTCCGTTTACTGAGTTAGCAGCTATTGAAGCTGAAGTAATTGAATTAGCAGCTATCTTTGCATTATTAATTGTGTTTGCGGCTACTTGTACACTTCCTACAGAATTAGACGCTAGTTCTACTGCTGTAATAGAATTTGCTGTTACTGTGAAAGAACCTACTGCGTCTGATGTAAGTTGAGCCGCTGTAATACTATTAGCTGCGATTGCTACTGTTCCAATTGAATTTGCTGCTATTTCTGAGCTTCCTATAGAATTAGCTGCGATTGCTACTGTTCCTATTGAATTAGATGATATTTCAGATGAGGTGATAGCGTTAGCTGATATAGCTGCTGTTCCTATTGAATTTGCTGAAATATGACTTGAGTCTATAGAACAAGCGGATATTTGTATAGCACCTATTGCATTTGCGGCTATACCTACATTTGTAATTGCATTCGCAGCTATAGTAACTGTTGTTATTGCTCCTTCTCCTATCTCTCCTTCTACTATTTCTTGTTTGTTAGTAAAAGGTGATAAACTATAAGTACTTCCGCTTCTATCTATTTGAGCTATTATACTATCGCTAGAGCCATCATAATCTTGTGCTTGTTTGAATACTTTTTCTGCTGAATGTGCTTTTGTTGAAGAAGTTGTAATTGTCATAGCAGTATTACTATCTATAAAACCTACGGTAGATATATGTCTATCTGCACCTTCTCCTATGATTACGACATCTCCTGCTTCGAATTGAGTTTCAAAAGTAGTGCTACTACCAATTAATTCTACAGAATTTGCAGGCATTGTTACTGTACCTGTTAGTTCAGTAAAGTCTTCGTTTGCTTGATTTAATCTTTTAAAATATCTAAAATTTAATTTGTTGCCATCAGCATCTGTTGCTGTTGTATCTTGTGAAACTATTAAAGGTCTTAAACGGTCAGTGGCACTGTAATCAAACATAAGGAATGCAGTATCTCCGTCTGCCATTCCAGGAAACGATTGAGTAATTGCACTTGAAGCCCCATTTGATATTATTATTGGACTAACTTCTGAAGGTGGTTGAAAAATATAGTCGTTAGATGCAAGAGTAACTGTACCATTAGAGCTATCTATAGACATAGTAGTAGTCAAGATACCGCCTCTCATGAGACTTCCATTCATACCGCCATTTACTTGTTGATCAGTAACTTGTATGTGTTTTCCACTAATTGTTATTCTTCTTTCTACCCAGTCTGATTTATGCCCAGCTGTGTTTACAGTTCTTATTCTTACTTTTCCAATCCTGACAGGAAATACATTTTCTATTGTGTGGCTACTTTCGTCTCCAGGTATGCTTCTAATTCTAAGATTTCCTTTTTGTCCTAAACTTTTAAAACCTAAATTTGTTGCTAATTCATAATGAGATAAGTGTTCGTATATATCATCTAATGCACCGTCTGCATCAATTGCACCGTTTCCTTCAGTAAATGTCGTGCTGTCTGTTCTTTGACTTTTAGGATGTTCCCATTGTGTTAATATATCAAAAGGTTGTGTTCTACCTACGCCTTCCGCGTCAGGAGCATCTGTTGACTCAGGAACTATTGTAACTACTAAATTTGTTGGTACTGGTACATCTATAGTAGAATCAGGTACTTCAAAGACTTCTTCTGGCTCTAAAACATATCCTCTATCTATAGTATCAAATTTACCTAATGAATAATCACTTGCATTTATTGAGTAAGTCATTTTGTCACTATCTTCTTTGATAGAAGTAATCATGTAAGTTTTTAAACTACCTTGTAGTTCGGATCCTTGCTCATCTTCTCCTGATATACTAAATATTACTTCTGAATTAGGAGCTTCGCTAAATGCTGAAGATACTGTTACTGAAGTAGTATTGTATGAAGATACTGATTGTGTTTCTATTCTTCCTTCTTCACTCCAGTTTAATACTACAACATTTCCAGTGTCATCTTTTACATTTGCAGCTTTTGCCGCAGTATCTATAGACGCTGCACTTTCGTCAAGTAGTACTAAGTCTCCTTGATAGTGTGTTGTTGAGTTTATTATTGCAGTAGGCTGTGCTAAATAGGCACCTCCTTTTGGATAAATTAAGTGTAGTTTATAAGCTGCAGTTTGATTTAAGTAAGTACCTAAATCTCTATCTGTTTTTATTACAGTAGTAGAAGAAGCACTAGTACTTGTAACTCTACCTGCTGTAACTATTCCTTCTCTGTCTCCATCTGCTATATTTATTACATCTCCAGGTCTTAGCATTGCACCATTTAATCCAGTAGTAAATGTAGCAATTTCTTGCTCTAGCTTACTTGATAATAAATGAAATTTACCATATCTTATAGCCTGTCCTTTTGATGTACAACCAAATGCAGTTACACTTTTTGTCTTAATTTTTCCATCTCTTGCAATTTGGTCTGTATCTTCTATAACTTCTACTTGTTGTTTGTAATTCTTTTTAGGGTCAATCCAAGTTACTTTTACTTGATTAACTCTAGTTCTATTTGACGACCCTGAGTAAGCAAACTGTCCATCTAACACATTTGATTTACTAAAAGTGTAAACAGCACCTTTTTGAATCATTGCACCTAAACCTACTTGTCCATTCTGCCATAATAACATAGATCTAATAGTTGATGAAAAATCTTTTAAAACTTTTATTGCGTTATCTTGTTTTGCTATATAAACATTACAAGTAAATCTAGGTTCTAGTCCTCCTTTTCCATCTGGCACTAATTCATCACAATATTTTGCAAGAGCAAATAAAGAATACTTATCTATTTGAGAAAAATCAAAATCTGGGTCAATATATTTTCCTAATCCATATCTTGGGTTAGTAACTAAGTCCATAAAAATCCATACAGGATTACTGGTATATACTGTGTCATAGTTAGCGTGAGTAGGGTCTGTAAATACTTTTTTATCCCCCCTAAAATTACCGTCCCAATCCACATAAGCACTAGTATCTGCACCTGTTGTTACATTTCTAGTATAAGCTGCTGCTGTTCTTCTTTCGCCTGTGTCTCCTATTTTTTCGCTCATAGGGAAATAGTTACTAGGTACTTTTACTTTTAGTCCATAAATTTCATAAGACCTACCTGGAACACTTGCAAACTCTGAGGCATCTACTATTACTCCGCCAATTGCTGTATATGGATATATTAATTTATCTGTTATTAAATTTTCTACAGCAACCACTGTAGACGCAGAAGAAGTTTCCCATGCATCTCTTTTGACTGCTGAATCTGGGGATACTCTTTCTATTTTTATTCTGTAATCGTCAAATGGCTGGAATCTTGTCACATCAAATGCATAAATATAATTAAAAGGCTGAGTGCTTCTAGCTTTTACTAAACCGCCGTTTGCATTTCCATATTCATAGTAACCACCTCTTTTTGAGTATAAACTAGTGCTACTAGATATACTACTTCTACCGACAACACAACTGGATTCAAAGTTACTACCTCCATCTCTAGAGTATTCAAAGAATATTCTGTTTTCTGAACCTGTTTCTCTTTTTGCACCGTTTTCTTTTTGAACTATGAGTGATGAAAATTTTACAGTTACTTTTACTGTGTCTACTTCTCCTGGATTATCAACTCCCATCTGACTTGCAGTTACTATAACAGGACTTCCTGTTGGTGTTGGTGTTGCGCCATCTATAGTATGACTTAAAGCACTTAAACTTGGATATCCTGTACTGGGTACTTGTTTCAGCTCTCCACTTTGTACTTTGTAAGATATACCAGCGCTACCCACTCCTGCGGGGGTAGGTATATAAGTTTGTCCTTCTTCTTCTGAACCATGTCCGTTTCTAAAAGCCCATCCAAAATTATCATATTTGGAGGAAGGAACTACGTTTGTAGTATCTGTTGGAGTAGACATAACTACTCTACCATTACTTGTACTATTTCCAGAAGGAGAAGCTACTGTAACAGTATTATTTCCTGTGTTTATTGCACTGATTGTTTTTATAAGGTCTAATGTCATTGTAGCATTAGTAGTGTTTGAACTTGGAGCATAGGCTACTTCTACTGCTGAAGTATTTATAAATCTTGTAATATGAGAAGCAAAATCTGCTCCATCTAACCCAGCCCCTACTATTCTAACCATTGGCTTTAAATTACCAGGCTCAGCTATATCACTAGACGCAAATACTATGTTTGTTCCAATAATTGTTGTATTTCCTGATACAGTGTTGGCAGTACCATTCTTAGCGGCGCCTTGAATTAATATTTTTCTAGTACCGTGTGATAGTTTTGAGTCCTTCATAAATCCAGGACTATTATGGTCTGTAATTACTCCAGATGTAGAGTTATAACTAGCATTTCCAGAGTATGAAATACCTTTTGCTGTATATGCGCCTAAGGAGTATGCTCTATCTCCATTTAATTTTATACTAGCGCCTTGATACTTTAAGCCTTCTATAGGACCTTCTGATATTGCATCAAATACTACAGCAGATTGATTTTTTGTTTCTCCTGATAAGTTTGTATACTGTCCAGTTCTAGTGTCCATGGCTGCTGCCGCAGATGTTGCTGCTTCTCTTCCTCTTGCGGCTTCTTCTGCTGTTTTCTTTGCATAACTCATTTTTAGTATTCCTCGTGTGGTTGATAATTTGTATTGGCCGCTTCAGACTCTGACTCACCATAATCATATCCTGTACTGTCATCTGCAGAAGAGTAAGTGCTGGATGATGATGATGAACCTGAAGCAAACGAATATCCATAAGCAGATTTTAATGTTGATTTTGTAAAAGCAAAGTTTATAACTGCTCCACCTGCATCTACTTCCCCATACGCTAAAGGTATAGGTACTCCTGGTTTAGTAGTGTTTACAGGGCCGTTGAATAAACTAGATTTTTCTCCATCAGCATTGCCATCAGGGTCGCCCATCATAAGTTCTAATAATCCTTGTGTTGCCAAACTTGCACCTAAATATCCTAAACCTACAGCTACATGTTGGAAAAAACCTGCTGCTTCTGCTCC